ATTAGGAACTTCTGTAACCGCCACCACGTTTTTTATAAGTTCTAACTAGCCAAGCGTTAGCATAAGCTGAAGGGTAAACTTTAAATTTACGTTTGGCCTCTGCTTTTACTCTAGCGTATAAAGCTGGATTGGTTGGTTTAGCACCGCCTTTCTTTTTAGCTTTAGTAGCTTTACCGCCTTTTTTTAATTTTAAAGCACTTAAAGTTTTAGCTTGTCTAGCATGAGTTTTGCTAGCTTTGTTTAAAGCTTTAACAACTTTTTTTACAGTTTTTTTATTTCTAGTATTTGTAGTCATTTAACACTTCCACCTTCGTCTTGCTTGTCTTAATCTTGAATTAGGATTCTTAGCTGCTTTAGGAAACTTCTTCATTTGTCCAGCTGATCTAGCACAAAATGATTTACGTCTCTTAGCTGCTTTACTACCCTTCTTTACCTTGCCAGTTACGGCAGTTTTTAATTTAGAACCGGGGTTCAGCTTCCTATATTTTCTGACTCCAGCCGCAGTCATACCTGCACCTTTTTTAGTAGGTCTAAAATTCTTTTTGTTACGCTTGGGCATTTTGCCCTTTGAGCTTTTTCTAGTGGTCTTTTTAAGTTGTGATCTAGTGATTGCCATAGCTCTGTAAGGTGCTAGGGCCGAGGGGAGAAGATTGAAAACTAGGCCCTAGCGTTTTTAATCTTATCACATTCATTAGTTTCCTCTATTCTTTATCAGCAACTCTGCTTTTTTAATTCTATTACTAGAATCTAATCTATCACGACCTAAATCGTCTTTCATCTCGGCAATCGTTCTAGCAACATTTAATTTTTCTCTAGCTAATTCTAATTGTTGCATGGCTTGCATAGCGTCAAATTGTTGTCTAGCTGCAAACTCTTGGCTCTTACGTTCTACGTCTTGAGCTTTAATATCTAATTCTTTATCACGTAAAGCTACCAATGGGTCTGCTGGTGGTGCTGGTGGGACAAATGCCATATTGATTTGTGACATTAAACCAGCTTGAATTTGGGCTACATCTTTAGCGATTGCTTCATTTATTTTTTGTTGTTGTTGCATAGCCATTTCTGGTGGCATTTCCATAAGCATTTGTTGTATTTGCATAAACTCTGGGTCTTGCATATTTTGCATGTCGACAATCTCAGCGGCACGTAAAGCTACGTGTTGATAAACATGTGCTTGAATATTAGTCATGATAATAGGTTCAATCATCACTGAACTGGTTTGTGCTAATGAGATATGCACATTGATGTGTGCATCATGATCTTGTCCAGGGAATGCTTGACAAGGTTGCCCTTTAATCAACAAAGCGTTTTCACTTGCTGGATCAGTTGGCATTGGTTGTGGTGGTGGTGGCAATAACTGTTCTATGTTTTGCACACCCATAGCAGAATACATTCTACGATATGCCTCATACATGCCTTGCGGCCCATGAATGTTTGGGTTTGAATTTACGACTTGTAATATTTCATTAGCCAACATAACACGTTGACTCATGGAGAAAATATTTGGATCTGAAACTGGTAGTACATCTACGCGTTCATCAAAATCCATTTGCTTAATCATGCCGTCACCAGCAGAAGTCATGTAAGGATATTCTGGTGGTAAGTAATCAGCGAATACTTTGGCTAATAAAATAAATTCAAATCTTTGTGAAGAATGCAATCTTTTATGAATTGCTGACATGACTTTGGTACCACGCTCTAGTAAAGCTACGGTAGTACCAACTGGCATGTTTTGGTTAGCATCGCCGATTTGCATTTCAGCTAAGGCTGCAAATTTTCTGCCACTATCTACTAAGGTACCTAATAGATTAAGCAAAGTGCCAGATGGCTCTTTAAATGGCAGTGGGACAAAAGCATCTCTTAAACTCCCGCCTGGGGCATCCATATCTCTGAACTCACCCGGCTGTAAAGGCTGGTCATCGTTTCTGATACGAATACCTCTAGCCTTAAATCCAGCTGGTAAGTTAGATAATGTGCCCGCGTCTATCAACTGTCGCAAGATAGATGTTGACGCTTTTGATAACCCACCAATCATGTGAGTTAACCCAAATCCATAGAACCCTAAACCCGGTAAAAACTTATAATGCACAAAATAATTTATGCGTTTTTTCAACGGGTCGTTTTGTCTGTAGTTTCTTCTAATTGATAATACTTCGCTATTGGTAGTTGAAAGCGTAATTACATAAGGTAATTTAATTCCAGTAGGTTCGCCTTCAGCATCTAAATCTTCATAGCCTGGAATATCCAAGTCAGTATGTATTTCATAAAGTTCACACTGATCGCTTTCGCCATAGCTTGGTTCCATGCCTTGTAGTTCATCTATCTCTTCTTGGATTTCATCGGTATCGGTATCAACGATCATTGATTCAGATATATTTACATCACGATAAAAACCTGCTTGTTGTAATTTTTTAATATCGTTCATAGACATATCAACGATATGGGTAATTCTGCCAGCACTGTAAATATCAGTTGTGGCATAAGGCACAACTAAATCTTCTGCTGGAATAAATCTAGAAACAGCACGACCTAAATTTTGATCGTAATAAACTTTTCTAAATGCTGAACCAGACAATGGTAAATAAAATAACATTTGATCTGTTTCGGTATCGTATTCTTCCATGACATTCATCAACTGATAGTTCATGAACTCACGAACACGATCAGCTTGCGCTTCACTGTTTGGATTTTTAGCACCAACTACTTGAGTTCTTACTGGACCATTTGATGGCAGTATTTCTTTGTAAGCTTGTGCTTGAAACTGAGTTACCGATTCTGCTAATAGTGGGTGCATAACGCCAGAGGCACCCTCGAAAGGTTGTGACCTTTCTTCGTAATTCATTCCCAAAGTTTCTAAACCTTCCTTGTAAGTATCTTCCCAACCTTGTCGCGAGGATTTGTCGGCTTCTACGGCGTCAACTAAATCACTGTAAATAACATCGAGCTCATCTTGCTCTAAGTATTCAGCTAAGTTGTCATTGAATTGTTCTGATAAATCTGGCGTTAACACCGAACCAAAGGTTAGGGTTCCATCTTCCCCACGCTCGAAGACAGATAAATCTATCTCGATGTCTTCTGGTACTTCGACGTTAATTGTTTTATCTTGATTCTCTACATCTAAATCTATTAGATCGTCAGAACCTATTGCTTTATCTATATCTGCCATTAATGTAATACTCTTTCGTCTTTATCAAATATTTCGTACAAGTCATCGTAAAGAGAAATTATATCTTGTAATTCCCCAACTACAGTAACTCCCATCTGTTCCGCTATATTTTCTGCTATTTCTGAGCTACTAGCAAATATATTAGGTCCTTCGTAAATTGTGTTCTCACCCTGCACTCTAAACTCAGTCAAATATATTTTTACTTTCGAGTTTTTTTGAGTCATCTACGTGCTCCTTGTTTAAGACTTTTTTAATTTTATCTTCAGCAGAGTTTAACAATTTTTTAGCATGGTTGCTAAGTTTTACTCCGTAGGCAAATGCTTCGATAGATTCATCAAGGCTGAGATCATCTTTTTCTAGATAAGCTGTGATATTGGTAATCTTCTCCATGGTCTCTTCGTAAGAGAGATCCTCAATCTTCTTTGACATAAAAAATTATTTTTTGTTTTCTTTATCCTTTTTGGATTGAACTGTAACTGCTGTGGCAGCTCCACCAACAACTGCAGCTGCTCTATTTCTTTTTTTTCTTTGTTGAGTTTTTTCGTAATTTTTAATTACATCAGAATAATCTTGTTTGCTGTAAAGGCCGTAATCTTCTTTTTCATTTTTTATTTTTGGCTTGTATTTGTTTATTAAACTTGAAGCTAATTTTTTAACTACACCGCCTGCGCTAAGATTTTCTACTTGACCAATCCTTTTTTCAGACCTTCTCAAAACTTCTTTCGGGCCCTTTCTAATTTTATTTCTTATATTAATTTCTTTTTGGATTTTACGAAATCTTTCCACACGCCTTTCATTAAGCTTTCGTTTTAGTTCTTGCTGTTCTTCTAAGGTTTGGCCTCTACCTTTTTTACGAGGATTACCTTTCTTTAATGGGTCAGCTGGTCTAGTTTCTTTTTTATCCAAGATTATCTCCTATTGCGAGGCCCTGTTTTTCTTTTCATTGGTTTTTTAACACTTGTTTTCTTTTTACCGCCAGCATTTAGATAAGATCTTAAAGTAGTATGCCCAGCTTTTTTAACTTGGTCTTTAGTAACCGTGCTGTATTTTTTACCTTTGTAATTAAAAGTTGAGTTAGGTCCTTTTTCTTTTCTAGCTTTTCTAAAAGCTTCTCCGAAAGTAGGATCTTTCTTTTTCATCATACTTATAGCACCTGTAGTTAATAAAGTTCCCAAAGTTATAGCTTTGCCAACTCCTCCAGGTAATTTTCTAGGAGTTGTTTTCTTAGCTGTAATATTTTTAGTAGCAGTCGGATTCCTTTTTTGTGCTGCAGGACTAAGAACAGTTTTTTTTCTTTGATTTACTCTAGTTTGAGATCCTCTCCTGTTTAAAGATTTTGTTAAAGGTTTTGTTAAAGATTTTTTTAAAGGCTTCTTTAACCTATCAGCTGCAGTTTGTCTTCTTTGCTGAACTCTTTTTTTTGAGCCAGTAGTTGAGCCTGATAATTTTTTTGTTAAAGGTTTCTTTAAATTTTTCTTTAAAGGTTTTGTTAAACTTCTAGCCATAATCTTTACTCCTCTAGTAATAAATTCTATTGGTGAAGTCATTATCTTCCATAACTTCATCGGAATCAAGCGAGATGAAATTACCTTGACGAAATCTCATCAAAGCTTGAGTCATGGAATCTACTAAGTCATCGTGTTCACTAAACGGAAACGATGCACATTCTTCGATAAGTTCTT